TCGCCAATTATCACTGGGACAGACTCGGTGAGACAGTTGCTCATGGAATGATGGCAATCGTCCGGGCAGGAAATGCATTCCTCACCACAACAGACTTCCTCGCAATTGGTACCGCACTTGGTACTGCCGTGAAATCATGGTTCGAGGAGATGAACTGGAATGAGGTGGCACAGTTCTTCGCTAATAAACTGAATGCTATGATTCATATGGCGGAAGGTTTCGTGAAGACAACTCTGTCCGATGGTGCATCAATCGGAAGAACGATCTCGGAAGCAGTCATCACATGGTTTGACACTGTGGACTGGAAGGCGGCAGGAGAAACGCTCGTCATTGGATTCAACGGTGCTGTGGAAGCTCTTTCCACATTCCTCAATTCCGGTGAGATGTGGGAGAAAATCACTGATGCATTATCAGTGTTTGCGAATGCACTCGATGACATGGACATCGAAGGACTCGCACAGAGTCTCGGAAATGCATTCACATCTGCTGTGGATGCGCTGAGAGAATCCGGAGCACTCCATTCTGTCGGCAGTGCCATCGGAAGATTCTTCGGTGCATTGCCGTGGGGAGATATGCTGAGAGCCGCGCTCGAAGGTGCTGCATCCGCATTCGCCGGCGTCATTGAAGGTTTCTTCGATGGGGGCGGTGGAGCTACTCTCGGACTGGTATTCGCCGGTGCATTCGCTCTGAAGATTGCTGGTGGACTCGCCATCGAAGCAGGTAAGCAGACGATTGTGGAAGCCATCAAGGATTTCCTCAAGCCGTCAATATCCAGTGGCGCAAAGACAGGAATCGAAGAAGGCGTCAAGGAAGCCATCTCCGGGGTCGGTCTTGGTTCTCTTATCAAGACTGGTATCGAAGCACTTGCCACATCTGCCGCATTCTGGGTATCGATTCCTGTGGCTATCGGTTTTGCATGGGCGTGGGACAATGCCAACATGAAAGACCAGAACGAGAAGACCACAAATGCCGGAAAGAACAACACAGAAATCTATAAGCAGAGATATGGTTCTGACCCGACAACAGATGCTGTCATGCAGCCGGAACTGTACAATCAGAGAATGGCTTCGATTTCTGTGGAAACCAACGGATTGGATACTGCTGTCCAGGAATTCAATGACTGCATCAACACCATTGAAAACAGGTCGAAGGAAGGCTGGGATAACATCAATAGCACCTGGTCTGTCGGTGGTGCTTCCCTTGCCGCAAACAACAGTGCGACATGGGGCGGTGTAGCAGTAACCACTGCAGACAAAACAGGAACGATGGCAAGAGATCTCGCTGTAAGAACGGCAGGTATCGTTTCTGATTATGGTTCGAAACTGAACACGATCAACACTGATACCGACAGCAAGTGGTCAACGATCACTTCCACAACATCCGGCAAGGTAACGACAATGGCTTCCGACCTTGCTTCGAAATTGCAGGGTATTGTAAGTGATTACGGTTCAAAGCTGAACACGATAAATACAGACACCACAAACAAGTGGACGACCATCGGTTCATCTGCCGGAAGTCTCGCTGGTGCAATGGCAGGCAAAGTCTCCGGGGCTGTCAGCGGCATGAAGGAAGGATATGATTCATCTCTTTCCGGCATGAATACCACAACAAGTTCCAAGTTCGGTGACATGCTCGGCATCGCTGCCGGAAGCACGGTTCAGATGGACAGGAGCGTATCCGATAACATGTCTTCCATGGCAGGGCACGGAACAGGTTCCGCTGAGAGTCTGAGAAGCACGGTATCTGATAAGATGTCCAGTGCATTGTATTCGGTCCTCTCTGCAGCAAGTGATATGGCCGGTTCCATGAATGTGTACCTGGGCAAACCTTCAGTACAGCTCCCGGACATTTCCGTTACAGGTGCTGCAAAAGGTGCCGGTCTTCTCGGACAGGTTATCATGCCAAGCTGGAACATTTCCTGGTCATGGTTCGCTCAGGGTGGTTTCCCGGATGCGGGCATCTTCCTTGCAAGAGAAACAGGCAACCCGGAAATGGTCGGTACAATCGGAAACAAACCGGCAGTAGCAAACAACGATCAGATCGTAGCTGCCGTAAGCCGAGGTGTTGCCGAAGCAGTTGCTCAGACACTGGGCAGAAATCAAAATTCCGATCAGCCCATCATCGTAAATGTGGATGGCAAACAACTCTTTGATATAATGGTAACGAGGAATAACGAGACGGTCATCATGACCGGGGAAAGCCCACTTCTCGTATAAGGAAAAGCAAAGGCTGATAGTCCGAAAGGATTGTCAGCCTTTATTCGTATGAGGTGAACAATTATGGAAATTAATACACCTTGGTTAAAAAATAAAGCGACTGGGATCGTCAGTGTACGGTCTGATAAGGATGACGTTTTTACTACTAGGGGCAATCCTGCTGTTATTGACAACATGAGCAACCTCGTTAAAGTGGACGATTTGCAGATTGCTATCAATCCTGTACAGGACTTGCACGGCTATGACCATCCGTGGGTAGGGGGCACAGGCGACAACGTTCTGAATGCAAGTGGTTTGCTGTCTGCATCATTTACAAGCAATAGCGACGGTACATACACATTCACCAAAGTGGCTCAAAGCGGTGTGACAAACCGTGGCACATCACTTGCTCCTGTAAATTTAAAAGCCGGGAAAACCTACACGCTTTCGTGGGTGTCTTCCGAAACGAACTTTGCGACAAATGTTGCGACACCACGATATAGAATTACTGGGACGAGTGAATATGAAGTGGCTGATACAAAGCCATCAGTAGCATCCAACGGATTGAAAAAAAGCACTATCACCCTTGAACATGATTGCGATGCAGTTCAGATTTATCTGAACAACGATAATTACAATATCGGTGCCTCGTTTAAAGTTTCCGAAATCCAAATCAATGAAGGCAGTGATGTTTTGCCGTGGACACCTTACGAAAACATCTGCCCAATTAGCGGATGGACAAAAGCCACGGTAACATCTTCACTGAAGAATCTGCTTCAGAACACATCTTCAAGCAGTACAAACCACGGCATCACGTTCACAAAACAGGCAGACAACACAGTAGTTGCAAACGGCACTGCGGATGAGGATGCCAGTTTCATTATCAATTTCACTTGGAATTTAGATGATGGTGATTATCAAATGAGCGGATGTGCCGAAGGCGGTTCTGCCGATAAGTATTACTGCTTCCTGTGGGATAGAAGCGCAGGCACAAGGGCGAAAGATTGGGACGGAAACGCTTCAGACTCTTCTTTAAACCCAACGCAAATCGTCAAGGTTCGGCTAGAGCATGGTGTTAACTATGGCTTTTATCTGCGAGTAAAAGCAGGAGTCACTGTCAGCAATATCATTTTCTATCCGATGATTTGTGCAAAAAATCATGGCACAGTCTATATCAAGTACACAGCAAAGACTGCCACTATCGACCTTGGCGGAACACGCTACGGCGGCTATGTTGATTTGAATAGTGGAGTTATCAGAGTGACAAAAGGCTATGTTGACTTAGGCACTGTAAACTGGTCTGTATATAGTTCTGAAGCACCCGGACTTGTGTATACAGACGCATTAAAAACCGCAATTGGGGCAACAGACGGCAAAAAAACGCATGGAATTTGTTCAGCGTATTGGATGGTAAACAATACTGACCACACGGTATATCCGACACAGCCCGACGGGTCAATCAGATTCAGGTCTTCAGATGGCAGAATATATGTGAAAGATACACGGTTGACAGAAATGACCGCCGCTGAAGTAAAAACAGCCATGAGTGGTGTGCAACTGGTATACACGCTTGCAGAAGATTTCAGAGTCAGTTTAACGCCGTCAATTTTGAAACTGGCGGGTGGTATCACATATAACTTTGCAGACACGGGCAGAGTCGTGAGCATCAGATATATAACCCCAAACTGGCAGAGTCTGATCGACCCATCGAGCATGAAGGTGGCACGATTCGACCTTGATGCCGGAGAGACCACAGGCCGAAACCTGCAGGGATACCTTCTCCGAGACAGACAAGCAGTCAAAGAGAAGATCGAGATGGAATTCCCGCCCATGCAAGCTAGTGACTACCATACGATGATGGACCTTACTAAGGAGCAGTCATTCTACGTGCGATACTACTCACCGTATTACGGGCAGTGGAGAGTGGCAGACATGTATGTCGGCGACAGGGAAGGAAACCTGTACTACAACTATCAGTCCAGTTATCCGGAAAGTCAGATGTGGACCGACATCAAATTCAATTTCATTGAGAGGTAAGGCCTATGATTACTACTTCTCAGAATTATAAGGATGCAATCAGCGCAACGAACCGGCACTTCACATTCACCGTGACACCTGCAACGGGGACATTCCCTATCTCACAGGTCGTCTCCATTAAGATTGCGAAGAGGGGAGCATCAGAACAAAGGCTGATGCCCGGTGAGTTCTGCAAATCTCAGTGCAAGATGCAGACCACAGCACCGTTGCTCGGTACGTTCACCATCACCTTCAAGGTCAGCGGAGCGAGTGATGTCATCAACCTCGGCAAGTACTGGGTCAACAGTTGTGAGTATGACGACGGTAAGAAACAGTACACCGTAACGGCATATGATACCCCGCCATGGTTCGATACCACATGCAACACCGGAAACCGTACCGTGTCTGCCATCCTCTCAGAGATGCAGACGAAATCGGGCATGGGTATCAGGAACCGAAATCTCATCACGCTGTCGTCCATCAGTGAAATCGAGGAAGACATCACATGGTCTGAACTGCTTGCACAGCTTGCCGGTCAGCAGGGCTACTCGGTCAGGACGAATGCAGGAGACCTTGAGATTTACAAATACGAAACGGTCAACTACACGATTCCTGCCCGAAGGATCTATGCTACCGGGCTGAAGCTGAACAACTCCAGTACGACCATTGGGTACTATCTGGTGAACGAGGAGTTCTCAACCGGAAGCGGATCATATGGTATCCGCTACAAAAACCCGTATATCACATCCAACGATCAGGTCGCGGCAATGGCCTTCTATCTGAACAAAAGCTACACGCCGATGCATGTCCGGTTCAATGGGGATCCCGCTCTGCAGATCGGTGACATTATCACCGTGTCGGGAACAAACGGAGTATCGAAGACTTGCTATGTCATGGACATTGACATAACCATCAGCGGCGGACTGGCAATGGGCATCAACTGCTACAGCAATGAGGAAGTCCGGACCGTCATCAGTGAGAAGCCACTGGACCGGAAGCTGAGAGAACTCAGATCATATACCCAGTCCTCCGTGGAACGCATCATGGATGTCATCTTCAAGTCGGACAGCGGGTATTACTTCGAGATCGATGCGAACGGAAATCCGATCACCGAGCCGGATCAGACACCGGCAGGGTTCCAGATCACCGATGCATCCATGACACAGGGATGGCGTTTCATCCTTGGCGGTCTGTACCACAGCAACGATGGATTCCAGTCCGTGTCGAACCTGGCCATCTCTGCGGATGGGCAGATTTACGGCCAGTTCCTCGCACTGAACTCGGTAGGGACTGAAGCACTGGAAGTCAGTGCACAGGATGCGATTGATGGGTCCATCGCCCACATCACATATGACAGCGATGGTATGCACATCGCAAGGAAGAACTCAGCCGGTACCATCGTCAGTAACTACCAGTCACTGTTCACGGAACTCGGCATGAGGGTCACGGATAAGCAGGGCAATGTCACACTTAGCGCAGAGAGAGACACGGTTGATGCGGCGAATTTGACTGCCGAGAATTATCTGCGAATCGCAGATGAGGACACAGGAATCAACTCAAGATTCCAAGGGTTTCAGAATAGCATTCATAATAAATTCCAATTCGGAATTTTCTGGGAGAAATAACGCATGGTTTATGTTGGAGCAGACTGGGTTGAGCTTGATTACTGGACGAGTCCAACGTGGGGCGATTATGACGCACGCATGAGAGTCCTTGCCCGTTCGTCACAGAACGTCGCGGGGAATTTTTCCAGAATCGAGTTCAAATTACAAAAACGAGTCACAGGCGGCTCGGCATATTCGCTGGATGACCGTGAGTTCACCATCTCAATGTCGGGCCATAGTGCTTCTCAGACGTGGAACTTCGGTTCTGTATCTGATACAGACTGGCAGGATGTTGGCGGCGATACTTCCGATATGCATTGGAGCAACGTTGCTCACAACAGTGACGGGGCTTTAACCATTTCGGCAAATGCAAGCGGCGACAGACCGATGGGCGGAACATTCGATACCGACATCACAATCGAACTGCCGACAATCGCAAGGACGAGTGTCCCGACAGTCTCACCGAATCCAATAACTATCAATTCTGGAACTAACACGCTGACGGTTTATACGAACCGCCAGTCAAGTTCTTTCACACATACTGTCAGAGCTGATGTCTGGAGTTTCCAGGAAACAAAAACGGGAGTCGGTGCGAGCACGACATTTAACATTCCCTACAGTGTTATCAATGCTATTCCAAGCAGCCAGTTAACAGCCGAGGGAACGATCTATGTAACTACATACAGCGGCTCGACACAGATAGGCAGTGAGCAGAAGGTAGTGTTCAAGATGAACCTGCTACGCTACTCCGTACCGACTGTCAAGCCGAACCCACAGACATGGAGCAACACCAGTTCAAACACAATCACGGTCACAACGAACCGCAAGTCATCCAGTTACACGCATTCGGTTCGCTGTGAACTGTGGGGATACAACACGACCAAGACCGGAGTGGGAGCATCCACAACCTTTGCGATCCCGTACAGTACTCTCAGTTCGATGCCTGACAACCAGACATCGTTCACCGGCTCTGTCTATACACAGACATACAGTGGCAGTACGAAAGTTGGTAGCGAGATTAGGTCGACGTGGGTGGTCAGAGTGGACACATCCAAGGAACACCCGAATGTTGGCTCGATTACTGTTACTGACACGAACACGAAAACGTCCTCTGTAGTATCGAGCGGACAGATGGTCAGCGGCATGTCGACATTGAAGGCAACGATTCCGCTGACGGTCACGGGGTCATATACCCAACTGGCGAGTGCTACGGTCAAGTGTGGCAACAAGACACAGACCTACTCGCTGTCAGGAACCAGTCAGACCATCACATTTACCTTCGACAAAGTGACGGCTTCTTCTCTGTCAGTTACGGTCAAGGATAAGAGAGGAACAAAGGCGACAGGATCTAAATCTTGGACTCTCCTCGGATATCAGCCGCTGACACTGACCGGCTCTGTATCGCGTCCGTCAGCAACAGGCACAACTGTAAAAGGTACGGTCAAGGGTTCTGCTTATGGCGGCAAGTACGGGTCATCGACAAACAGCCTGACGATCACAGTGCAGAGCAAACTGCACAGTGCTTCCAGTTACGGCAATACAGAAACCTATACACAGGCAATCAGTGGTAACGGTCAGCAGAGTTACAGCAAGACCATGACCTTCACGCATACATTCCCGTATACGGACGATTATGACGTGCGGTATACGGTAGCGGACCTGTTCTCTTCAGCGACATACACCAGTCGCTTGACTCAGGGCTTGCCGATACTGTCGTGGGATGAGACTGAAGTAGATGTGTGGGGAGACCTGCACATCCATTACAGAGCATACCCGGATTATTACTGGGGATTCGGAAGTACGATGAATGCCATCGCTCGTTCGGATGGTGTCCGAAACCTTCTGCCGAAATACACAGGAAGCGTTACGAAAGACGGCATCACATTCACGGCAAGTGCTAATGGCGTTGTTACTGCTAACGGAACAGCCACAGCGCAGACTCAGTGGTCTGACGTGTTTGAATGGAATCAAGGGACTGGCAATTACTATTTCAGCGGCTGTCCCGATGGTGGCTCGTCTACAACATACGATACCTATATGTGGGATAGAGATGCAAACGCAAGACCGAAACAGTGGGACGGAGAGACGGCAATCGTCAGTTGCTACGGCGATACACTAGACCAATCGAAGCAGGTCAGACTGGAGTATGGAAAGTCCTACTCTTACATCATCAGAATTGAGAACGGCGTAACAGTCAACAATCTGAAGTTCTATCCGATGGTTCGTGAGTATCGAATCGCATCTAACACCTTCTGGCCGTATGCACACTCGAACTACGAACTTGACCGATTGCTTACAAACGTATTGAGGTCGAACACATTCACATCTGCATCCGTGTCAGTGCCTGCAAATTCTGCAAAGTCCGTCAATGTGACAATCACGATTCCGAGTGGCTACAGAGTGAAAGCAATTACAAGAGCATGGACGAACGGTGAGGTTCTGATTGCACAGTGCAACTCGTCAACAACAAGCACTATGACATCAGCGACAGTGTGGGTTCGCAATGTAACATCGGCATCGGTGTCGGTCACAGTCACAATTGAAGTGCTTTTCATTAAGGAGGAGTTTGTATGAGATACATTACAATCGAAATTCAGAACAACGCAGACGGAAGCGCAACATTTCCGAGCGAATACAAGACATGGGACGACCTTCAGAAAGCAGAGTCAGAGTTTCACAAAATCCTGATGTATGCGGCGATCAGTTCATCACCATCTAAAGGATGTGTTCTTCTCACAAGTAACGGCGAACTACTTCGTTCAGAATTCTATGAGCACCCGGTAGCAGAACCCACACCGGATCCGGAAGCATCGGAATAAGGCAAGACACGATAGAAGAATTTTTATACAGTATAAGTAGATAAAGAACGGCAAGGGCCATCTCAGTTGAGAGGTGACCCTTTTTCTATTACCCGGAAGGAGGTAAATGAATGACTTCTTATAACGAGTTTAAGGCTAAATACTTAGGCAGGTACGTTGATGTTGACGGCTTTCCGGCACATCAGCCTTACCAGTGTTGGGATCTCGTCAGTGGACTGTATTTCCCTTACATCGGTGGTCACACGATCAGTTGTACATCCAGTGGCTATGTGAAGGATATTGCCAATAACCGAGCAAGTAATGGGATTTTAGATTTCTGCACCGACATCGGACTGAACGCTGAACTGCAAGCCGGAGATATCTGTGTGTGGGGAGAGTGTCCTGAATGCCCATACTCACACATTGCGATCTATGACAGTGACAATGGGCAGAATGCGGTATATTTCCTTGGACAGAATCAGCCAGTGCCGTATGTAACCATCAGTCGCATTGGAGTCAGCGGAATCATCGGTGTGTTCAGACCGAAAGTATTTGAAGGCGAAGAGCCGACACCAAGTCATGAACCGGATCAGATTCTTTCTATTGGTTCAGAGGTGGTATCTAATGGCTTCTATGTGGAAAGAATCGATTACGAAAACAACTGGGGATATAACTCCCTCATCGGTGGATGGTTTGACCTTGACGATGTTGACGAGGTTGATTCCCGTGATGGTCGCATGGATCAGATCGTTCACATCGGAAGCGGTGTCGCATTCAACAAAGGTCGCATGACCGTGACAGGAATGAGACAGGATGCACAGGGCAACTGGTGGATTAAACTGGACAAACTTGATTATGAAATCCTGCCGGATTGCTTGATTGAGAGGAAAGACTGATGGAACTGAACATTGTACAAGCCGACATCAGTCAGAGGTTGTGCTTCACATCTCCTTTGTACCAGTGGGATTATGGGCAGATTCTTCTTCCTACTGGAGTGGAACTGCCGACAGCCTATGAAGTTCACTTTGCCGTTCCGAATACCGACACCACAATGACGGTCATCGGCAATGCGGATGGTGTTGCGATTCCTGACGAGCTGCTCCAGACAGCCGGACAGATCGTTGCGTATATCTATCTGCACGAAGGCGAGGATGACGGCGAGACTGAATATAAAATCAACATCCCTGTCAAAGCAAGACCACAGCCGAGTGATTACGAACCAACACCAGTTCAGCAAGATGTAATCACGCAGACAATCGGTGCTGTTCAGTCTGCGATGAACGCTTGGCAGAACATGACAGCCGAAGCAGTCACGCTTGAGCCTTCAGAAGAAGCCACAGCATCCTATGCAAATGGTGTTCTGACACTGGGCATTCCCAAAGGCGAAAAGGGCGATAAAGGTGATAAGGGTGACACTGGAGCGAAAGGTGACAAAGGCGACACTGGAGCACAGGGTATCCAAGGTGAAAAAGGTGACACTGGCGAGAAGGGTGACAAAGGCGACCGCGGTGATCGGGGAATCCAAGGCTTGAAAGGTGACAAGGGCGACAAGGGAGACAAAGGTGATAAAGGAGATACACCCGTCATCCCTGTCGCAACTACATCAGCAGACGGACTCATGTCAGCACAGGACAAGAGCAGACTGGATGCTTTATATGAAGACTATTCAAGTGCTATGACAGCACTGGGGGTGATTTAATATGGCTCAGCCTTTAACAGATGCGATTAACTCGCTGATTACCTATTCCAACTCAGTGACAGGACAGTCTGATGTCACGTTGTCGGACTGTGTCGCCACATTGGCAAGTGGGTATGGTGGTGGGGGTATTGATACCGATGCAATCGCAACGGGTACACAACCAAGCGGAGCAATTACATTGTCTAGTTCTGTCACATCTATTGTTGATTATGCTTTTGCAGGTTCATCAATAACATCCATCACAGCACCATCAGTCACTAGCATTGGAACAAACTCGTTACAGAATACGCAGATAACATCCATCACAGATGATAATTTGCCGTCTTTTGGTGTCAATAGTATAGGAATGATTTGGTTACGGTGCAGAACATTACAAAACATAAAACTGAGTGGCGAAAGAATAACATTATACAATGGTAGCGGAGCGTTGCGAGATAACACGGCATTAGTTAGGGCAGAATTTCCAAATGCCGCCAAAAATGTTGGAGCGTCCTATATCGGCATAGGCAATAGTGCATTCTATGGCGATACAAACCTAGAATTTTTAGATGCAGGTTTTATACATTCAACAGGTGGAAACTGTTTCTATAATTGCCGAAAACTTCAAACTCTTATCTTGCGGTATACATCAGTAGTTAGCACCAACACATCTCATTTCACTAATACACCATTCAGAGGTTACAACGGTTTAACAGGAACGGTATATTGCCCACAGTCGCTCGTTAGCAGTTATCAAACCGCAAATTATTGGTCAACAATGTACAACGATGGCACATGTACCTTTGTAGCCATAGAAGGCAGTCAATACGAATAAAGGAGAAAGAAAATGTACTATTTCGTAACAGAATTACAGAAAAGACCCGATGGCATCATCAACAACAAAATTGAAACACGTTCAAGCCTTGCGTTAGGACTGGCACTGTACTATCAGAGAGCGGCTGTTGCTGTCACAACAACTGACTATCTTGGTGTGGCTCTGACATTGCAGGACGAAGATGGCAACATCGTGCTGAACGAGCATTTTGACACGCAGTACGAAGCACCGACTGAAGGAGAATAATCATGAAGCTGAATGACCGTGTTTATGAGATTCTCAAATGGGTCGGTCTGGTGTGTCTTCCGGCACTGGCATGGTACGTTGTGGAAATAGGTATCGAGAACGCTGAACAGATTGCAAAGATTCTGAATGCCACAGGCACACTGCTTGGTATTCTGATTGGAGTGTCTACCTACAACTATCGCAAGGGGGATACTCCTCATGCAGACTGATGTAACAATTTCATTAAGCCAAATGTTTTGGCTTGTCGGTGGATTGACAGCCATCGGCGCATTCATCAAGTGGGCATTATCACCTGTCCATAAACTGGATGACCACGAAAAAAGGATTGGTGCTCTTGAGACTGCCACGGAACAAAGAAAAGAGACTGATCTATTCATGATGGAGAGCATGAATGCGATTGTTAACCACATGATAGACGGTAACAGTACGGCTGAACTGAAAAGAGTCCGTGACAAGTATCAGAGCGAAATCATACGGCATCACCAGTGATTTCAATTCCCCTATTCACTGGAATGCGGAACAGACCTCACTTCGGTGGGGCCTTTTTTTGTTGGCACATTTATGGCACAGCGTGAGAAAAAAATGAGATGAAAATAGCAATTTTTAACCGATTTTAACAGGGAATAACAGGCAAATAACCGCATTTAACAGGGTTTAACAGGGAATAACAGGACTTCTATCGTTTCCGCTCACTCGCTCCATGTATCAAAAAAGCCCTAGAAATGGGGCTTTTTCTTATCTGTGAGATGTTTTTGAGATGATTTTAGACGAATCCTGGATTTATCTGGTATATTGTAGCCGGCTCATAATTAGGCATTATTGCTTTCCTTATGTTGTGGTGTAGACGATCCCTCAATCGGTCTACACCTTTTCTTTTTCTCTGAATGCATTGATTGTCGCCATCATTTCATCCTCTGTACGCTCCAGAAGATGCGCATACGTGTCCAGGGTGATAGTGATGGATGAATGGCCTAGCCGCTTGGAGACGGCGATTATGGGGACTCCCTGAGCGATCAGATTCGATGCGTGGGAATGCCTCAGGTCATGCAGCCGGATGCGTTTGACACCACTCTTCTTGATGGCAGCTTCCATCTCTCGCTGGATGTTGGTGATCGGAAGACTCCGGATGCCGCCGAAGACGAAAGGGCAAGCGTCCCGGATATATGGCTGCAGATACTCATAAGTTTTATTATCTATACTTAGCGTCCGTTCAGAAGTGCCTGTCTTAAGCTCATAGAAGCCGTTCTTGAAGTGTTTTATCTGGTGGTGGATGCGAACCTTGTTTCCGGTGAAATCGTCCTTACAGACAGCCATTCCTTCTCCACGCCGGCAGCCCATCCAATACTGGAAGATAAAGAAGGCTCTGTAATAACCCTCCGGCACTGCCTCGATGAAGCGATTGAATTCTTCCGGAGTCCAGACCTGCATTTCCTTCTTGTCAGCCTTGGTGAGTTTGTACGACCGGATCACGGCACCGTTATTCGGTACATTATAAATAGCGTTAGCATAGGAGAAGACCGACCGGATGTAACCGATGCCTCTGTTGATCGTTCTCTTCGCCAGCTGTGACTTTTCCAGATCATTCCTCCAGTTTATCAGCATAGGCTTCGTGATGGACTCGATTGGCTCGTCTTTGAATGGAAAGTGTTTCGTTATCCAGGATCGTTTCATGTTCGCAGATGTCTGGGAAGAGTTCAGATATTTTAGGTTTTCCTCAAATAGATCCATGAATGTGGCTCTGGTATGCTTGGCTTTGGTTATGACCTGTTCAGCCTCCCATGCCTGAGCCTCTTTTTTTGACTTGAAACCTCGCTTGGTCTTCTGGATCGGATCTCCGGAGACCGGATCTGTACTGTATAGCTTAACGTAATAAGTCCCTCGTTGCTTGTCTTTGTAGATTGGCATGGCTATTCCTCCATTCTGAGTAATAATCTGATTGCTTTCCGGGTGTCTTCGTCTGCTCGCCTATAAGCTGTGTACAAGAGATACATTTCATCTGAAATATGTTCTCTTTGCTCACGGATAAGGCGAAGTGTTTCACCGCCGGTCTGTGGCTCGATTTCCAGATCCAGAAGTTTAATTAGATCTGCAATATCGATGCCGGTTCCTCTCGCAATCTTGACCACTGTTTCATTGGACACTTTCTTGACTTGTCCGTTCACGATCTTGCTTATCATTTGTTTTGATATGTCGCACTTGCGGCCGATTTCGGCAAAACTGATCTTTTTTGACCGCTGATATTCTTTCAGGTATTCTCCAATGGTCATATAGTCTCCCTCCGTCTTTATTATATGTCAAATATCATAGACATTTATACAAAAAGTAAAATCGTGTTGACATATTTGTGCCGTCAACTATAATTGACGTTGAAAGGAGGCGTGATGAAAAACAGAATTAAAGAGTATCGCAAAAAGTGTGAACTGACGCAGCAGGAATTAGCCGATGCCGCCGGGTGCACACGACAGTACATCAACATGCTGGAAGCTGACGATGCCGATTACAATCTTTCCGCCGATCTGCTTGTATCCCTGGCTAAGACTCTGAACTGCACCATGGATGATTTAATTTTGGCGGAACCGTCCACCAAAAGGGACTCAACTTAGAAAGGAGGAAAGCGATGCGCAGAATTAAGAGCCGTATGGAATTGTATGCATCACTGCATCTGAACAAGGCTGAGATCGAACGCCTATTCATGCTCAGCGAATCAGAGGCAAGACAGGTCTACGTTCTGGCAAGAAAAAAAGATCTCAAGGATCTCGGCGAAGAAAAAATAATCTTCCCCAACAAAGTCCGGACATCCAGCGTTCTGTATGTCATGGATGTTTCGATCGATGAATTCTACCAAGCGTACACCAAAGAAAAAAGCGGACTCGCCCTGGAAAAGCCGTCCGCATTAGAGGTGGTCGAGTGACCATCCTCATTCTATCAGAGAAAAGAGGAGACTATGAAATTAAAATTACACTTTTTACCGGAGAAGCCGGCTGAATCATCCAGAGTCATCATCTTCAGTTCCTGGGGAGACGGTGAACTCAGTTCCGTTACTGACACATTCTATTCCGTCTACTGGGATGCCTTTTATGCCAGAGACGATGACGAGAAGATGCTCAAATCCATCAAGGAAGCAAATAAGTCAATCGTAGCATGGTGCTATTTCGATGAAGCCCGGGAGGAATTCAAGGATGAAATTTTCGGATAACTATACCAGAGAGGACATCGACACTCTGAATGTCCTGGGATTCATTACCACAATTCTCATGTTTGTGATGGCAGCCATCGCACAGATCGGAGGGCTGATCTGATGAAGATGACACGGAAACAGGTCGATGCTTATGTCGATGATCTCAATAACTGGGAAATCATCGATGCTTCAAAGTATCTCCGGCTGACAGTCCTGAGAACCGGCAAGCACTCATTCTGCCGGATCGGTTACCGCACAGTCGCCAATAAGACGGAGATCTATCTGCACAAGGCAGAACCGGAAACAGGATGGTTCGATCCAAACCTTTATATTTTCGATGAAGAAAACGATTGCATCGGTTATTCGACATCTATCACTGACATCAAGAACACGGTCTACAAGGACTTCAAGGAGTCGGAATCATGATGACCATCAGAATGCGTCCGGGTCACGCTCCGGAACTGATCGACATCCCTAACACACTGGCTGCTCTTCAGGAAGAAGTGGAAGGCTACATTGAGACCTATCCGCACGGAAGGGATTCCATCATCCTGTGCAACGAAGAAGGGCTGCTCATGGGTCTGCCCAGGAACGTATCGATCAACGGCAATACATTTGTCGGAACGATCCTGATCGTAGGCACTGCCGGCGAAGAGTTCGCCGATGTACCGCATGCAGTCATTAAGCAGTACGGACTGGATAGGTTGTCATGAAAATCGAGACACCAAAGACTGTCGAAGTCAGATGCTTCCGGTGCGGTGAGATCGTCACACCGAGAGAAAGATCCGTCACGGACGGATGGCACACACTTTGCGAGGACTGCGCCAGAGGCCAGTCTAACAGGATCTATGACAAGCTGCTGCGAGCATTCGAAGAAGAACACGAACTGCATCGCTTGGCATTTCTGGAATTCGGCTGGCAAGACTTTGCCGGAACAATAGACGAGGAGAAAGATAATGGGTGACTTACATAAGAA